CGCAGCCCGGATCGTGGATAAAGTGGAACGATATGTTTCGATTGATGTGGAAGGGTCGGATGAGACTCGCGTCAGGAGAATCATCGATTTAACGCTTCATGAGGTCAGAACTAGCTAGGACGAGGCTCTCAGATCAAAATCTGAGCGTCTTATTTGAAAAGCAATAGTAAGAGTCAGGGGGAAAAAGATTATGAGTCCAAAAGTTGGCAAGAAACGCTATTCATACACAAAATCAGGGCGTGCAGCAGCCAAACGCGAGGCGAAGAAGACAGGCAAGAAAGTCATGAACAGGAAGAAGAAATAATCATGGCAAAGAAAGATGCACGAATCTCTCGTGCAGGGGTTTCCGGGTACAACAAGCCCAAGCGTACACCCAAGCACGCAACCAAGTCTCATGTTGTTGTGGCGAAGGATGGAGATCAAGTCAAAACAATTCGATTTGGTCAACAGGGGAAGACAGGCGACAAGACGATGACCAAAAGAGCCAAGAGCTTCAAGGCGCGTCACGCAAAGAATATTGCGAAGGGGAAGATGAGCGCAGCGTACTGGGCAAACAAGGTTAAGTGGTAGCGACCTTCTCGATCCGCATTCCGATCTTCAGGAACCAGTACCAGAGCGTTGACTTGTTGAGACCCAGTTCCTCAACCATTGCAGGTAATCCCATCTCGTTGTAGAGGCGTGGGAGCAGGGTCTCCAACTGTTCTCCGTGTTTCTCCTCGACTTCCAGCATCATGCGTGACTTCCGCATGGGTGGTCGTTTGATCTGTGTCATGATTCTCCTCTCAATCTTTCTGCAAGGACTCGATACGCTCGTTCTGCCACTTGTGGAATCACCCCGTTACCGATCAAGTGGATTCTCTCCACGCGGAACTTAACTGGGTCCACCCCACTGTCAGCCCCATCAACTGCTCGACCCAGTTGGGGTTGAGCTTGCCTGTCGTTGTGTTGACCTGCCTGTGTAGGTACTCCGTCTTGCGGTTGGTCTCTATCCGTGACGGCCGCATCCCCGTCGCTTCCCTGTGATCGTTTGCGTTGGGTGTTGACCACGACTGTCCGTGGCTCTTCCCATTCGTGCTGCTCGTGTCCGGGGCGGGCGGGCCATGCTGAGGCTGCTCTACTTGGTAGACCAGTTGATCCATCCGGCTCTTGCCATCGTTGCGGATGATTGGTCCCGAACTCGACCCCTTCCAATCTCTGGATGTCGGTGTCCCCCAGTTCTCCTGATTGACCTGCTTGGACAGCGGAGTTCCCCCCTGTGCGTAGTTCTTGGATCTCTCTGATGTGTCCTGCGTGGGTGTCGTCCAGTTCTCCTGCTTGACTGCGGCGTTGAGATGGGCGATGGGCTTGACTCCCCGATCCTTGTGTGGTTGGTTCGCGCTTCGTGCGTCCACTGCTCTGGGCGTAGGCCAAGATGAATACCCTGTCTCTTCGATGAGGTGCGCTAACTTCTTCCGCGCTAAAGATTCCTGCCGTTGCTGTGTAACCCATCGATTCCAAGTCTCTAAGGACATATTGGAGAACACTTTCTCCGCTGGGGAGTTTTGTGCTGACGATACCAGGAACATTTTCAAGAAAGACAATTGTTGGCTGGCACTCCCTGATCCCTGCGCTGATGAATGGGTAGAGGTGTCGTTCATCGTCTGTTCCCTTCCTGCCCCCAGCAACACTGAAAGGGGTACAGGGGAATCCTCCAGAGAGGATGTCCACCTTTCCACGAAACTGTCTGAATGGGAAGGTCTTAACATCCGTCCAGACAGGTGCTGAATCCAGCTTTCCCTCTTCCATCTTGTTCGCCAGGTTCGCGACGGCCCATGCTTCCCCCTCCACATAAGAGATTTCTCTGATGCTTGGGAAAACTCGTCGGAGTCCAAGCCCAAGTCCTTCGTATCCAGAACAGACGGATAAGTGTCTGATAGGTTGTTGGGTATAATCCACATCCTAGCTCCCTTCCTGTGTGTGTATCTCTGCTTGAACAACTGCGTAACATGCTTCAATATCTTCTTGGGAGAGCCCCATGCTGAAAACTTCAACGAGACTTTTCAGATCGTCATCATCTGCTTCCGATGTCATCTCCAGCTTGAGAACGATACGCAGTGCGTGTTTGTGTTCCTCAATCGTCATCCCTCTCCCTTCCCTGCGTAGTCTTCTGCCTGACAGTCGAAGCACTGTGTCTTGTCCTCAGTGAGGTTGTCACCCTCGCACTCTGGACAGGTCGATTCTTCATCTGGTTCCTGTGACATATCGTACCTCCGTAGCTATTATAACATGTAGTAGTAGTAATCTCAACTCATGCGTCCACCTCCCCGATCATGTATGTTTGCTTGTCCTGCGTGTAGAAGAACACGCCACTGCCGTTCCCTTCCGTGTCCTGTGATGGGTAGAGGAACACACCGTTCTCCAGTTCCAGGCCAGTGGCTGGGCCGTGATGGGGATTGTTCTTCCAATTCTCCTTCTTCAGTTCAGCAGGCGTGAGTTTCCGTATGCCTGTGATACGTTGTCCGATAATGTCATCGTCATCCACGAGCTGCCTCCTCATTGATCCTGTACTGTATGTTCACTCCAGCAACAGTGAGTCCCACCTCTTCGTTGTCATCCCTCTGGGCAATGACTTTATACTTCCGTGCATTGGAATCAAATCCGATCACGGTATAGTCCCTCTTCTTGTACCTGAACCCAAAGCCAATGTCGAACTCTGCACCCAGTGATTGACCCATATCCGTTTGGAAGTCGTGGTTCGGTACTAAAAACTCCATCTTGACACTGCCGGTATCAAGTGTGTACTTCCCCCCCTTGCTCACGATAACGAGACCATGCTTGGCTGCAATCTCCTGTGCTGCTTTCTTCAATTCATCCACCAGAATCTGATGTCCCTGCTTATCAATGTTCTTCATCGTCATTGTGTTTACTCCTCTATTCCAAGTGCGCGTTCCATTCCAGAATCAGATATAACAATATCTGAGACTGTCGAAGTTCTATTGATTAATCGCTTATCATCACATATGCGACATAGAACAGTTTTAGTTGTTTTGTCATAGTAGATTGATTGATTTTTCGGTATATGCTTCTGGCAATCTGTACACGTTGAAACGTAGCGGGATTTTATATATGCCATTATTCTCCTCCTTCTGTGTCGTCATCATCAATACAATTCCCGCATCGGATTGATCCGTCTCCGGTGATCGCTTCCTTGTCCTGTTTGTTTCCGTACGTGAACCTCCTCTCATCACTGCTGGTCAGGCCACAGATGTGGCAGGTTGTCACTGGGTTATCTGTGGTCATGCCTACCTCCTGTGTCCTGAGCAGTCGCACCTGATATTATCTTCTGGTTCGATGATGCGGATACATTCATGGTCCTCAACCTCTGCACCCATGACGATCATTGCTTCTGCCTGTTGTGCGTAGCCTTGTATTCCCTGATCGTATGCCGGTAAGAGACAGTCATCACACACGACGGCACCTGTCTCCTGTTCTACCCTGTCGCTGACGAGTGTTTGGTATTGACTCGCACACTGGCGGCATCGCCAGTGATCCCACACGCCAAATGTTCCCAAGAACATTCCTTCCCCGTCACATATATCGCACCTATAATCTGTTCCTTCCATTGCCTGCGTCATACTGCACCTCTTTCCTATAGATTTCTGATTGCTTCCCGTGCTTGGCTGTTGATGTTTTCTATTGCTTCACTGAATGCGAAGTGGTGCTTGGCCGTGCCGTTGTGTTCACCTGTGAGTGCATAACGCACATCGATGATGAGCATATCCTTACAGGCTTCGCGGATCTCTTCGCTGTAGTTATCCGCAATCTCGCGCCAGTTGATTTTTGCGACTGATCCATTGATATGATCCTGCATGTATCCGTTGGCGTTCCCGTCACTCCATGCAGGAAACATCTCATGGATGTAGTCATCGTGCATATTCTCCAGAGCTTGGGATAGCGAATACGCAACTGCCTGTTCTATCCCGGTCAGTTTGACGATGATTGGTGGCACCTCAGCATCTGTCCCTTCCAGTTTTCCATCGGTAATATCCTTGATGACTGACTGCACTTCGTCATAGTCAAAGAAATCCCACAAACCAACCAGCCAAGTTTCCCGATTCGTCCACCCGTTGTATGTTTCTGTCGTCATGCGTCACCTCTTTCCAGTTGTGCTGTGCGTTTCTGTCGTGCCTGTTTGATCCTGTCCCGACTTTCGCGCCGCTCGTCCCTGTGTCGTTCACGTTCTGCGGCTGGGTCGAGTGACCCGTACTGACTTGTTTGCTTGTCGTTTTCTGAGCGCATCTGTTACCTCCAGGTTTTGTGATTTTCTGTGACTGGCTGTCATTTTCTGTGGCTATCTAGCCAGGGAAAAATATATTATTTGCGAATAATATATTTCGTATGACATTTTTTTCATGCTATTCGTTTCCAATAAAAAACGGCACATCAATATTGATGTGCCGTTTCGTATCAATAAGCGTTCAACTATTATTCTGAGTTCTATATTTCTATTGAACTATGCCTTCCCGAATCACTAAGCTTGATTCACAATCAAAGCACTTCGGCATTTCGTGTTTCTCAAATGCTTCACGTTGGCGCTTTGTTATCTTGGCATTCTTACGCATGCCGTAGTAATCGTTGGCATACTTGGAATGCTCTTTGTCGCTGGGACACTCTAGCCATTCCATGATTCGCTCTTTTGAATCTGATTCTGATTCGCTAGAATCATCATCATCACTGGAAGCACCATCACCACCACCAATAGGAACATTCTCGTTTGCGTCACGTTTGACAATTTCGCCTTTTGGCAATTCCGGAAGCTTCTTGTCGAATCCATTCAATTGTATCTCATCCCTATTGTAAACAGTGACCGTTTGACCGATTAACTTTCCAGTTTCTTTGTCATACTTCGAGCGATCTTCCGGTTCCCAATTGAATGGCGTTTCAGGGAAGTAATCCCTACCGTGAAGTGAACCATCTTTTGCGAATTCTTGTACAAACTGTGGATGAAATGTGTTCCGTTGACCATCAATCATGAACTTCAGTTTCTCATCATCATTACTTAGTCGTGCTATTGCATGACTGATTAACAATGATATAACAACATGATCCGCTTTGGTTAAGGTCTGAAACACTGTTACCTCGAAACAATAGACACCATTTTTATCTATGTCTATAAATTCAAACTTGTAATGATGTCGCGCCTTATCCTTAAGTCCACCATCAATCCATAGTGTTTCTATCTTATCGCGATTCGTTGCAATCTCAGAATTCACTGGTTCTTTATTGTCGCCAGTGAGTAGGATATCTAACACGTTGTGCTGATACTCTGCACTAGCAACCATATACTTACCAGATTTACTAGAAGCTTTTACACTTCTGGTAGCAAATTTGTTGGTGGTTACTTCGACACTCTCGTTACTCTTCTTATTATCCGCTTTTGTTTTTGTCGTCATTTCTAAATACCTCTCTCATAATTTGAAACTTAATTTTGTGGATTTAGAAATATATTATTCGCGAATAATATTGAACGCTTGTTCTATGTATCGTGCTACGCGGAAGACTCAATTAACGCCGTCAAATTTGGGGCAGCTTCGCAACGACTTACGCACGGATTATGCAAATTTTCTGATCTATTTTTGCTCTTATAAAATCTCCTTAATCTCTTTTAAGCTATACAAGAATTGTAACATATATAGGTGATAATGTAAACAACATTGACCTTAGCAATATATTCTGATTCGGCTATTACTTCGCGGCACTTGCAACACTAAAAAAACAAAACAAATGAATCATGACACAAATGTCATGCAACCTGGTTGCTTCGCATTTCCGAACTATTCGAAAAACTGAACACTTCGGAATTATAAATACTACGGTTAACCGAACTATTCAAAATTCGGAATACTACGTAAATCGGAAAACTACGGCGGGCGGCACTAGCCCAACCTGACAGTTGAGGATGCGCTTTGACATCTGCTAACTGCTCTTTAATAGTTGCTAGATTATCTGCTCTGGGATAATCATGCGTCCTTCTTCCTGTCTTTGGCTGTTTGTCTTTTCCTGTTCACTTTAGAGAGTCTAAGGGGGTATGTCTTGTAATTATGTGTGGCGAAGTGGGGGTACCCTTGACGGAATTTTTTTCCTAAAAGGTTGTTCGAGATTGACTGGATTGACTGTTTCTGTCAGGATGTTTTCAGGAAAAGGATCTTTTTGACTAGGTTTCAAGGAATTTAGCTAGTGGTAACATGTTATTTTTGTTATAAAGTGTTGTGTTACCACAAAAGGTAACACTTTTTGAGTGTTACCAGATATTTTTTAGGACAAAAAGGTTGAAACAGGTATGTTCTCTCATGATAAATAAAATAACACAACACTACGGGTCTTTATAAGACCCGAGTGTTGTAATGTTATCAGGGGGAGAGTGTGAGAGGGGGATGTTTCATGGTCAAGGAATCGAAGGGTCGTGGGGAGACGAAGCAGCAGAGGCAGGATTCTTTCATCAAGGGATTTTTGGAGTATGGGACGATTCGGAACGGGTGTAAGGTGGCGCGTATAGAGCGGACGACGGTGCATCGGTGGAACACGGGTGATGATGCGTTTGCGGATCGTTTCGCTGAGGCGAAAAAGGAGTTTGGGGAGAAGTTGGAAGAGGTGATTGTGGGGATTGTTCTCGATCCGGAGGCTGTGAAGAAGTCGCCGATCCTGGCGATTACGTTATTGAACGCGAATCTTCCTGAGAAGTATCGGCCGACTGCTGGGATGGTACAGGAAGACACGGCACGGGAGTTGCTCAATGAATGGCGGAAGGCGGGAAAGGCCAACGCCAGGCCCAGCGAACAGAAAGAGGAGCTGGGAGACCCCGTGGAGAACCAGTTAACGGAAATCCTGAAGCGAAAGGGGTCTGATGACACAGACACAGGAGAAGAAGAACCTCGTTGAGTATCTTTATGAGAAGGTCAACTTCCATCCGACCCGCCACCAGAAGGATATTCTCGACTCGGCCTACCGCTTTACCCTTGTAGCAGGCGGGGAGCAGGCCGGGAAGAGCATGATCGCATCGAAATATCTCCTCGCCCGGTCCATGGAGACCGAGGGGAAGGGGCTCTACTGGCTCGTGGCCGCTGATTACGAGCGCACACGGGCAGAATTTGAATATCTCGTCGAGGATTTTGCCACACTCGGCATTCTCAAGGAATCGTCCAAGCGCGTGGACCCCGGACGCATCGTTCTTGCCGACGGCACACGCATCGAAACGAAAAGTGCGAAAGACCCACGGACACTGGCCATGCGGGCACCCGATGGAATTATCGGATGCGAAGCATCACAGCTCGATCTGGAGACGTTCTACCGCCTCCGGGGCCGTGCTGCACCAAAACGTGGATGGATGTTCCTCGCAGGAACCTTCGAGGGCTCCCTCGGATGGTATCCCCAGATGTTTACGAGCTGGGCAAGCGGCGCAGAACCCGACAGCCGGGCGTTCAGCCTTCCCAGCTATACCAATACCTACCTCTACCCCGGTGGGATCGACGATCCGGAAATACTCCGGCTTCGCGAAACCGCCAGCGATGACTTTTATATGGAACGCATAGAGGGAAAGCCGAGTCCGCCACAGGGAATCGTCTTTTCAGAGTTCAAACCCGATGCACATGTGGCCGATATCAAGTATGAGCCCGGTAAAGAGGTGCATCTCTGGATGGACCCCGGCTATGCCAGCGCCTACGCCATTCAAGTGGTACAGATATATGATGACCAGGTTCGTGTCGTGGATGAAATCTACGAACAGAACCTTGTGACCGATGAAATGATCGATATCGCGATGTCCAGGGACTGGTGGAAGGATGTGAAGTGGGGCGTCATCGATGTTGCCGGGAATCAACACCAGGCAATGGCCGCTCCCGCAGAAGTCTGGCTCGAACAGGCCGGACTCTACCTCTCCAGTCAAAAAGTCCGCATCGCCGAAGGAACAGAACGCCTGAAAGGCTGGCTCAAGATCGATCCGAAGACACATGCGCCACGACTCGTGATTGCACCCCATTGTCATGGTGTTCTCAGCGAATTCGGGGTGGTTCCCAACCCATTCGATGGCCAAAGTCGTGCCTACCAGTGGAAAACTG